AGACTCAAAGCACTCGCTGCTGTTGAATCTCTAAATTGAAATTGAATAACTGATTCTATAATAGCGGGAAAAATTTTCCCGCTATTTTTTTGTCTAAAAAGTCGCGTCAAATTCCAGAAGTCTTTAACTTCTTATTGATGTAACTATTAGATCTCTTGTAGTAGTTATTGGAAATAAAGTCGTTTACAAATGGTTCTAAGTATCTTTCTTTTAGAATAAAAATCTCTCTATTTTTTTCGTTCTTGCTCTGTTCATATTCTAGGTTAGTAACTACCTTACATAGAGCATTGCCATTTTCAGTTTCGTATTGGGTTCCATTCCAATATGTAAACGTTCCATCGTAGAAGTCTTGATCAACTATAAGACCACCTTCCAGAGCAATGACATCGATACCATCTACTTTATATCCTGCCTTCACTTCGTAGGTTTCGTAGTGATGAATGCCAGAATAGAATTCTTGCTCACCATATTGATCTTCCCCGATCTTTCTGAAAGTGTATTCACTTAAAGGCATATCAAACAGTGGATTTATAATATTATTTGTTAATGCAAGAACCCAGTCATAATCAACACTACCATAAAATTTCAATGATAGTGCATCAAGTCTTTCTCTATCCTTGATTGTGTATTTGTTAAAGTAAACGACATCAGAAAAAACATCGTCGTTTATTTTAAACCGTCTAAAAAAGTTTTTCGCAGTGACGTAATCAGATTCCGAAAATGGATATCTAATTGGTTTTTGATCATATTGTATGTTTGGAATATTATTAAAATACATCTTTAGAATCCTTGATCTACGTCTTCAGCAAAGATAATCTTAGTTTCTTGCAACTCTAATGCAATATCAATAGCAGGAAGTTTGCCGTCATAATATGGTGTATACTGACCATCTGGAGTATAGTTTACTTGCACCGCAGTGATAGCAAATCTTCTATACATAGGCAAGTTTACATTATCTACACTCCCTTTCATGAATTGAACTTTAAGTAGGGGTGGAACTTTGATGAATCTATTGTTCTTAGATGATGGAACTGCTGCTTTTCTGAATGCTTTACCGATATTCTTAATATCCTCTGCTTCAGACGGAGTTCTAGCAAATAGTTTCATATTCATTGCTAGAGTTCTTAGTGTTGGACCTTCATACATCAACTCAACATTTGGGTTGAGAATCTTGCTGGAAGATCCTTGAACGAGATCATTCATGGTTAAGTTGCCACCAACACCAGGAATTTTATTGATACCAGCAACGATACCAGCAGCAGCTGCTGCTTTTACTGCTTCACCACTATTAACTGCACTTTTAACTACTTTTCCAAGTGCATCAAAAGTTCCACCAACATCTCCTTGAGCTAAATCACCACCTGCTTTGACAACCTGTTTAGATAGAAATCCAAATTGCTTGCCGCCCCACTGTGCTCCAAATTGAGTATTAATATCTTGTGGCATATTTACTACGATCAACCCTGGAAAACCACCAGCAGGTTCATATATGCTTTCGTCAGTGTAGTAATTATCAGATCCTATACTTCCACCCTGACCAAGTTGACCTTTACCTTCTTTATATTTCCAGAAAGTAAATTTTACATATTCAATGTTTGATGTGTCTGGATGAAAATCTCTAGGGTAACGAATATTATCACCAGGAGTATTCACCCCAGCATCAGATGCTTGTGGTGTTGGTTCCTCTGGTGGTGGATCTCCTGATAAAGCGTCACCACCACCAATATAACCTGATGGACTTGCAGGAATTACCATTACTTACTCATCTCCCTTGATTTTCTTGTGCCATACCCTTTGATTGTTCTTCTCGCTTTTATTTTATCGTAGAAGTTTTCGTTGGTGTCTTCCCAGACTAAACTTTTATCTACTGGAAATGACATACCATTAATATCTTTCACAAAGTCTTCGGTAGGCAGGAGAATTGATGTATCCCATTCTGCAGAAGCAAGATCAATATATAGACCGTCAACATGGTTGCTTATATATTTATGGAAACATGCCTTAGGCATGTCGATAACACCAGTCATTAATTTTTTGACTGCAATTATACGTTTCTTGGGTGTCATGTAATGTAGGTTAGCACCCCAAAATTCATTGCGACTAGATTTAATTACATATACTAGAGGAAATCTATCATAGTAAGGCAACCATTTCATCTTTGCCTTATATTCAAACATGTAAAGGTGACCCTCTACTGTGAATTTTCTAAGTTGATTTTGATCTTCCTCTTTGTTTTGACCTACACGATCTCGTTGTTCATCTCTAATATACTTATCAAAGTTTTTCTTGTAAGTGCTAGCTTCATGCTTTACTGCACTACGATACCAAGATAAACTTTTCTTTTCTCCGCCTGTTTTAGCTGATATTCGTTCAAACAGTGTCTTATATCCTGGGTCTTTGTTTACAGCATTGCGCTGTATAGATGCAAATCCTTTTGCCATTGTTCATACTCCTAAATGGTCTTCGGTTAGTATTAAGAAGTTCATCTGCCTATCTTCACAATACTCACGCGCAGCGCCCCATTTAGCTTGGTTCTTTGCGTATGTCAGTGCAGCATTACGATAAGCGGCAGTTCTTTTATTTTTGTCATTCGGTGGGTTTGTTTGTTTTTTGGGTTTAATCTCGATAATATATTTGGTAAGTTTTCCAGTCTTTTCGCGAACTTTAATATAAAAGTCTGGAAAGTATCGCCTCACTTTACCATCGGGAGCACGATATGGAATGATGACTTCCTCGCTCCCCCACTCTATTATCGAGGGGTTATTATCACAGAACACCATGAACTTTCGTTCCCATAATGATCTATAGATAACACGAGTTGGATTTCCACGATACTTGCCAGGATTAATAGGTTTATACAATCCAGAGTATGCCATAAATATAGTTGTTCCAACATAGCTTATTTAGCGTGGCAAACAGAGGTAACATTAAGTCGTTTTTGACGACAATGGGTGTTCAGGGAGGAATGTCTCTCAGTAATGGGTATCTTGTTAAATTCCTTTTTTATAACACTGTAGTTCCTGATGCATTAGCATCTGCTGGAATTTCGTTTGCGAATCAGACAAATGATGTGGTAGAATTGTTCTGTGATGAAGCACAGTTACCAAACATTTCTGCTGCTTCTGGCAATCAAGTCGGGAGATTTGTAGGAGAAACATCTGTAAAATATCCAACTGGAAAGATCTTTTCAGAAATTCAGATGGGTTGGATGTGTGATGCAAATATGACACCAAATAAATTTCTAAACATTTGGTTTGAATCGATGTTTATTGAAAAAAGTCATCTAGGGACTTATTCTTCACCTGCGTTACTTAGTGGCAAAGAATTTGATGATGTAATTACAGCTCCGTTAACTAGAAATAAAAATAGAGGAACTGTTTTAAGATATCCAGATGAATATCAATGTGATATTCTAATTGCAAAAGCGGAAACTGGACCAGATTCTCCAACACAGAGAGTTTCTGAAATTTATGTTTTAGAGCAGGCATGGCCATTGAGTGTTGATTCTGTTCCTCTATCATATGGTGCTTCTCAGGTAACTAAAACATCTGCACAATTTGCTTACACTAGGCACTATATCATCTATAATGACATTAGAAGTCTTAACAGTCTGTCTGGAAGAGGACCACTACCATCACCTGAAAATTGACTTTTCGATTCCGCAAAAGTGGGAAAATTTTTCCCGCTAAATTTGGAGTCAAAAAGTCGCGCTAAATATACATACGACCTGAGGTGATTATCATGGCTTTGCCAAAACTAGGGATTCCTACTTATGAGGAAAAAATCCCTTCTACTGGAAAAACTATCAAATATAGACCGTTTATTGTAAAAGAAGAAAAAGTTCTTCTACTGGCATTAGAATCAAAAGATGATGACCAGATTAAAGCGGCAGTAAAGAATTTACTTAAAAATTGTATTCAATCAAGAATTAAACTCGAAAGTCTTGCTATCTTCGATCTTGAATATCTGTTCCTAAAGATTAGAGGAGCATCTATTGGAGAAGCAATTGAAATGCAAGTTATCTGCAAAGATGACGGAAAAACAAAAACTACGGCAGTTATTGATATTAACGAAATTGAAGTTGACACCAGCGGAAAAAGTGACAACAAAATTATGCTGAGTGAAGATGCAGGTGTTGTAATGAAGTATCCTGGTGTTGATACTTTCATTGATGTCAACTTCTTGGATTTCGATATCAATAATGAAAAGATCTTTGAGGTAATGGCAGATTCCATCGATCAGATTTTTGATGGAGAGGACATTTACGATGACTCTACTACTTCAAAAAAAGAAAAGATTGAGTTTGTTCAAAATCTTACAAGACAGCAATTTGAAAGAATTGAAGAATTCTTTGAAAACATTCCAAAACTTACATGTAATTTCAGTGCCGTAAATCCAAATACTGGCGTGAAGTCTGACTACACTGTAGAGGGTCTATCCAATTTTTTCGGATAGCACTCTTCCAGAATAGTTTGGAAGGGTATTATAAAACCAACTTCAATTTGATGCAGTATCATAAATACAGTTTGAGTGAAATTGAAAATTGGATGCCGTGGGAGAGGTCAGTGTATGTCGCTCTCCTCATGCAATACTTAGAAGAACAAAAACAAGCAGCAATGTAAGTGGCACAGGAAGTATCCCAAAAAATGAAGAATTTCCTTTCTAGGAAAAGGGATTATCCTGGTGCATTTTCAGTGCTTCTTCCAGCTAAGGATTTAATAACTCAGAAAAATACTAAAACCTCAGTAATTACTTCAACGCTAGAAGCGTTTGAATATTTCAAACGAAATAATTCTAAAGGCAAAGGATTTTTTGAAATAATATTTGATGACTTGTTTGGAAAATTAATTCCCCTATTAACTAAACTTGCAAGTGGGTTATTGACGCGAGCATTAGATGCTGCTGGAAATGTAATTTATAGAATTAAAGATCTTCTTGATAGTGGAAGAAAAATTGCTGGAATGACAGCAAAGGGTGGTGATATTGCATCAACATATCTAACATCTGGTTATGGAATGCGATGGGGCAGAATGCACAATGGTGTTGACATTGCAGGCGGTCCATGGGTGCAAGGTGTTGAAATGTCTGTTATTAAACCAGGAACAGTTATAGATTTAGATAATCTTCAGGGTGGATGGGGTAACTTCGTTGTCATCAAACATGACGATGGATACCATAGTCTCTATGGTCACATGGATTCTATTGCTGTATCAAAAGGACAAAAGATTGAAAATAAAGATGGTGCCGCAACTGTAATTGGCACGATGGGAAACACAGGTGCATCTACAGGACCACATTTACATTTTGAACTTGGAACTGGTTGGGATGGCGGTAGAATTACAGGTCATATTAATCCAATCAATCATATCGATAAGTTTGTTCGAGCGGGTGGTGATGTTACTGTAGAAGAAGCAGAAAAACCTAATACACCATCTGGGGAATTTGATATTATTATTCCATTAGATCATGTGCCATCAAATATGGCAGGTAAGTTTCCTGATGATGAAAGCAAAAATACATTTAAACAATCTAGAGCTACTGGTGCTGATGGTAGAGAGCGTGAGCATCAGGATTCTGCTGCATCAAAATTAAAAGCAAAGTTGGAAGCAAAAGGTTATAAAGTTGCTATTGTAAAACCAGAAGCGTATTCTTCTTATGAAACATATGATGCATATATTGAAAAAATGTCGAAAAAAGGCGTCCGTGTTCTGCCCTTACACTTTGACGCAGCACGTAGTGGAGGGGGCACAGGATTCCTGACAAGAACAAGATCTGGAGATGCCGAAGATGCTGCATTCGCTGCTCCTATCCAACAGGCATTAGCAAATTTCCAAAAAGAAAATACAAATCTCGGAAATATTTCCAAAGATACGCAAAGTAATGCTACTGTAAACAGAGGTGCAGCATCTCCTACTGCATTGATTGAATTGGGTGTTATGGTAGACTGGGAGAGAATATACGGCAAAGATTTCACCAGTTCATCGAAGTTTGATTCTTTACTGCAAGATGTTGCTGATGCTATTGAAAAGGGAACTCCAAAAAGACCAGAAACTCCACCAGTTCAACCAACACAAAGACGAAGAACAAACAGAAGAGGTAGAGTTATAAGTTCTTCTACATCTGCTCCTGCTGTTACACAGACACAAAAAGCACAGCAAGTTGCAGCATCATATGATAGTGATGATACTACTAATATTATTGCTATGACAATTCAAAATAATCCACCTCAAGCAACACCTGCTCCAGCACCACAACCAAAGACTTCGAGTGGTAAAAATGAATTGGATTCCTTAGTAGATTATACTACTACACGCAGAGCATACTCATTAGGTTCTACAGCATAAGCAATAAATAAAGCAGGGATTGTGTTAGTGTAGGAATTTAATGTCCGTATACCCAAACGTTGCAACTGGCGATTTAACATCATCTGTTATCGGTTCTCTCTATAATAGAGCGAAAGATGCATCGATGCTTGCTGCCAAGTCGAAGAAAGAAGCATTTAATAGATTTAAAAAGGCAGGGTTGTCGGATAAACAAGCACAGGATGCTGTTGATCATTATAACTTTGGTGGTGCTGCATTTAAGTCTAGATTTGGTGGTGATAGACTAAGAAGAACTCGTGGATTCTTTGGTAGTAGAAGACCACAAGATGATATTACTGTATCTGAACAAGAAAGAGTCCTTAGAGGTATGGGACTCTTTGCAAGAAAAAGACGTGGATCTTCTGGTGGAGTAGATCCAGAAACTGGTGAACCTACTGGAACTAATGGTGGATCAGGTGGTGATAGTCCACTTGGTTCTGATGCAGCAGCATTACCAGAAGGTAAAGATCTAGATTCATTTATTCCTATGCAGGCATTATTGCCTCCTGCAGGGAATAATTTAGATGAAGCAATTAAAGGCGTTGGTCGAGATGGCGAGTATCTCACCAAAGAACAAAGAGTTGAAATTTTTAAAAAGAATAGAGTTGCTAGAGATACAGACTCTATTTTTGATAAGCGTAGTGAAAGACCATCAACTCCACCACCTCAATCTGCTCCTATTCAAAAAGTAGGATCTGGAGATTTAATAAGTTCTGCAATTGAGAAAGTCTTTGAAGATAAGAATAAAGATATTCTCACAGTCATTAAAGATACTGCTGATAAAGTAGAAGACAATACAGAAATTTTAGAAAAGATTGAAAGAAATACTTCTTTCATTGAAAAATTATTTGACCTGCAAAGGGATGCTATTGAAGATGCTAAGGTAGCAGCAGAAGAAGCAGCAATTGATAAGACAGAAGATACTGCTGGAGTTGCTGGATACAAAAAACTAGGTGGATTCCTTGGTAAAGAAATCGGCAATGTTCTTAACGGCATTTTTGATTTTGGTGGTGATTTATTTGACATGTTCAGCGCCAGATACATGAGGCGAGCTCCTGGTGTTGGTAGAAGAAGAGGTGCTCGTCGTAGACTTGCTGGTCAGAGAGCGAATCGTTTTAGAGATAGATTCTCTGGCAGAAATAGAACTCCTAGACTTCCTGATAGAACTCCTAGAATTCCTGGTAGAAATCCACTTGCTAGAAGACCTAGATTTGGTGGCGGTGGTAAATTTGGTTTAGCTGCTGATGCACTTGGTCTGGCATTGCCATTTATGGGCGGCGATGGTGGAATAGCTGATGCTGTGCTAGGTGGATTGGATGCAGTAGACACTGCTAGCACTGCTAGGTCTATGCTTCAAGGTGGACAGGCAACCTCTGCTGCTACTGGTGGTGGTGCCACTGCTGGCGGCGTTGGAGCAGGCACTGCTGCTGGTATCGTGGGTGGTGTTGGACTAGCAATGTCTGGTCTTGGAGAGGGAATGTTCCAAGGCACTAGATTTGCTGACCAGCAGAATGCCAAGATGAAAGACTATGGTCAGAAATTGTCAGATGAAGGTAATCCACTTGGAATGCTGATGGGTGGCATGGGTAACCTTGGAATGGTTGGCAATGAATTTAATAAAATACAAGGTGCTATATTTGATGTTGGCGGTGCTCCATTTAGATATGCTATAGAAGGATTAATGCATCCTTTCTTAAATGAAGAGCAGAAAGAAAATCAAGCAAAAAATCTAGCGAAGTTTGATTCCAGAGTAAGAGAATATACTCGTGGGTGGATGAATAAGATTGACTTCTTAGATGTCATTGGTGACGAGAAAGGTGCTTTTGGTAACATCTATGGCAACGATGCTGCCCAAAAAGAAATGATGGATAATATGGGATATGAATTTGGTGGAATTGCTGATGGTCCCGATACTGGATATGATGTAAAACTCCATGGAACTGAAGCAATCATACCATTAGATAATAAGTTTACTCGTGGTGAACCAACAGTTACTGATGGTGGAAAATATGAAATGGGTAACGTCAATTTGGAAGTAGAAAAACCAGAGGAAGAAGAAAAACAAACTCTTGCAGAAAAGAAAAAGATTCAAAAAGATCTTTCCGAAGCATTTAGAATGGGTCTTGATCTTTATCAAAAGAAAACTCCTGGTGGATTCCTAGGAGAACTTGGAAATAAAATTATGGACTTCCTCAATAAGTTTGGAGGTGGTGATAATCCCGATCCTGGTGGTGGAGATGCACCAGAAGTAAGTGTTTCTGGTGCATCTGTGGAAGGTTCAACTGGGGAGCAGAATCTTGCTGCATTCCTATCAACTATGGAAGCATCTGGTAATCAAAACCAAGCAGATGCATTCCAGGTAATGCTTAATAGAACCGCTGATGCACAAGCAGGTGGTAGTATGAAAGCATATGGAACCACTTTGGGTGATCAAGTTATGGGCAGAGAGCAATTCTCTCCACTATCAGCTGCAATTTATGGCACTAGTGCTGATAGTGCTGCAGCAGCAAAATATGGTCCTATTGCTGCACAGTTAGGTAATAATCCAGCAGAGAGAAAGCAAAAACTACTTGAGATTGCTTCTCAAGAAAATGGACTAGCAGAACTTCAAAAGTTATTTAAAGGCGGTTCTGCATCTGATGCAGCAAAAGTATTGCAAGATTTTAAAGAGGGGGGATCATTATCTCAAACATCTGCCCAAGATATTGGATCTATGGTATCCTTCAGAGGATATAGTGATGGTTTGCCTGCGGATCGTTTTAATAGAGGAAAAGGTGGAAACTTCTTCTTTGGTAAAGGATCAAAGGGTAAAGTTGGTTCACTATCTCAAGTTTCTCCTGACGCTGAACCTGCCGAAGAAAAATTTCCTGAGTATCAATTAGAAGGAAATACTCCACACACCATTGTAAAACATGGTGGATCTTATTACAGAACAAATGAACTAGGAGCAATTGGCGGAGATCCAATGCCACTAGAAATGGCAGAGAAACTTGTCAATAAACAAACTGGTGAATTGATACCACAGTATAGATTACATTATAAACCAGGAAAACCTCCAATACAAGAAAACTTGTTAAATCCAGGAACAGCTCCATTTACTCCACCTGCTCCAGAACCACCTGCCCCAGAACCACCTGTTCCTGCAAATACTGGTGCAGCAAAAGCAGAAGAAGTAAAGGTAAGTTCTGCTGCAGCGCGTGAAGCAACAACTGCAAAAACTATTGCTATGGCAATTCCTGCTACTCCTGCACCAGCAGCAGCAC